TTAGACGCGGAATTTTGCGCATAGTCTTGCATTGCTTTAAGTGACGTACCTGAGACAGCGCCCCCACGGGCGCTCATTTGATGGCCCAATGCTTGTTGACCTTGCTGCAAACGAAATTGATAGCCTGGATCCGCTTGATACTGCGCCATTCCAAACGGCGTGTAGTTTGTCGCCAACGGCGTCAGTGCGTTGAGCGCGGTCTGGCCAGCTTGCATCCACGGCATTTGGTCTTGCCGTGTTTGCTGGTATTGAGCGTTTTGAAGATCGGCGGCGCGATTGGCGGCGTCTGATTGTGTTTGTGCTGCGCTTTTAGACGCATTTGCGCCGATAAGCGTGCTTCCAACTATAGCTGCTGCGGTCCAACCTGCCATCGTAATTCTCCTTATGACACTAAGTCACATTTAGCCTGCATTTTACTCGCTACAAGAACGCAAAGATCAGTAGGCGGTTTCTTTACGTTAAGCATTTCATCAACTTCGCCGTCGTTCATTCCTAACTGATATAGAAACGCTCGATATGCAATAGCTGCTTTTTGTTCTTTAGTGCGGCTATCGCCCAAACCAAATTCTGGGATTACGTATAGCCGATCTTCAAGTTTTAAAATGTCTCGACAATCGTCTGGGTTGGCGTATATATCCACCCAAACAACTTCTTCGTCAAACACTCGGCCTGCACGTTGTAGACCCGCACACGCTGCAAACTCAAAAGGACCGGTAAAAGTCTTTACGCCGTCTTCTGTGTTTACTGCAATCGTACCTTTTTCTAACCGAACGCAATAGTCAGTTTTATGCGCCGCACCAGTTAAAACAGTCCACGCTGGGATCGTAATTTTGCGCTCGTATACGCCGGGCAAAAAATTATGCTCGGTAACAATGTCAGCTTGTGGCATTTTCAAAAGTTCATTTTCCAACGCCAAAACTTTGTCTGTCAGCGACAAAGCTGGCGTGAAATCAAACTTTTGAATACAAGCTAATTCCATGTTTACTCCAGTAGCAGGTTATTGTTCGATGCGGCTTGCATAATGACCCAATTAGTGCCGTCAGACACCATTGTCGCCCAATTCCCGACAACTGCCAAGAGAATTGCAGTTCCAGCCGTTGTGCTGTCGATCGGCACGATGTTGGCCGAGGCTGAATTGACCAACTGCGCCTGCATATTCTTGACTGTAATTGACCGACCAGTCCAAGCCGAAGCGGCTGGAAACGTCAACGTCATGGCCGAGCCGGTCTTGTTGTTGATGATCCAAGTGTCAGTGTTCGTGATCGTGTAATCAGCCGTCTTGGTCAGGACCGTAGACAGCGGCACATAGTCCGTATTGGCTACCGCAGCCGAAATCGCCGTGCCATTGCCTTTGAGCAGACCAGTAATGCTTGTTGTAAGGGTAATTGCAGGCGTTGTGGTGGCAGTAGCTACAGTACCCGCAAAACCATTGGCAGACACCACCGACACGCTGGTTACAGTGCCACTTGTTGCTGGCGCTGCCCATGTAGGAGCGCCGCCCGTGGTGGCAGTCAATACTTGTCCAGTAGTTCCCGCAGCCGTAGCCACAGGAGCAGCACCAGCACCGCCGCCGTAAACAACGCCATACTGAGTCAGCGCAGCCGAGGATGCCCAGGTTGTACCGCTTGCAAAGTAAGGAATGCCGCCGCTTGTGCCCGCCACCGTAAATGCGGGGGTTGTGGTTCCAGTGGCAACGGAAATGATGCCGCCTGTAAAGGTGACGCTAGTGACCGAGCCTGAGCCTTTATTGTTAAACGTAGTCCAATCGGCTGCGCTCAAAGCACCTCGATTGGCCGCCGAAGCTGTGGGCACGTTTAGCGTAATGACTGGCGTTGTCGTGCTGTTGGCAACCGACGAATTCAAATCCGTGCCTGTCGTGCCCAGTGTAAGCGCGGCTACCGATGTGACCGTGCCTTGGGGGTTGGACGCTGTTGTAATAGTCGTGACGCGCCCGTAGGTGTCGATGGTTACCACAGGAATCAGCAAAGACGAGCCAGTCGTACCGGCAGTAGCTACACCACTTGCCAAATCAATAATCGGCGTTGTACCGCCAGTTGATGTAATTCGACCAGTCGTACCACTGACCGAGGTGACATAAGACAGGCTTGGAATGTCAGCCGCCACCAAAGCCCTAAACGTAGGAACAGCCGCCGCGCCCGTTGTAGGACCAGCCAAGACGTAATTGGCAGTCTTGGCTGCATAGGGGTTCAGCGTGTCGCCGTAAGCCGCCGCAAGGCTAATTGCTGGCGTTGTACCGCCCGACGATACGACAGGCGATGTGCCAGTCACCGAAGTGACAGTGCCGCCAGAACCTGTGGCCGACAACGTGCCAGCGGCAAAGCTAATGCCCGAGCCAATCGTGACATTACTAAATCCACCCGTGCCATTGCCGTATAGGATTGAAGTACCGCTGGTTTGCGGAGCATAAGCCAGCGCGGGAATGTCAGACGCCACAATGGCGCGAAACGATGGTGTGCCATTGGCTGCGTTAGGCGCGGCAAAGAAATACTTGGCTGTCTCGCTGGCCCAAACCGCAGTCAACGTGCCGCTACTAGTGACCGGCGAATTGCTGACCGTAAACTCAGCGGGTAAGGATAATCCTACGCTGGTGACTGTGCCGGTTGTAGGTGTGGTCCATGTTGGAGTTCCAGCACCAGCCGAAGTCAGGACCTGACCTGACGTACCTACTGCGTTGAATGCGTACGCCGTGCCAGTTCCGTAAGGGACAGCGCCAGCCGTTGGAACAGCCGCGCCGTTTGTGCCGCCGTTGGCGATACCCAGCGTGCCGCCCAACACCACAGCGCCCACAGCAGCCGAGACTGGCGTCAGGCCAGTTGTGCCAGCCGAGAAAGACAGAACACCGGTGTTGGCAATTGTGACGTTACCGGTTGCGCTGGACACCGAAATGCCAGAACCTGCAATGTTTGACAGCACGCCCGTGTTGGCCAGCACAATCGTGCCGGGGCCGTTGGTTACGGATACGCCAGCCCCGGCGCCCAAGGTGTTGAGTTTGTATTCACCAGCGTTGCCGATCAGCAATTGGCCGTTGGTTGGCAGTGTGCTTAAACCTGTACCGCCGTTAATGATTGGTGTGATGCCAGTCCCTGCACCTGTTACTGTGTACAGGTTGTACAAGTACATGTACCACTCACGCGCTATTTTCCCGTTTTGATCTAGGAAATCAACACGGGGGGCGGTGATCTGGTTAATGTTTTGAGCCATTACGCATTCGTGCCAGAAATCAGAAGTTCTGCGCCGGTGATGTCGATCTTGATTGGGTCAGTGCCCGAGATTTCATACACCCGGTCGCGCAGTTTTAAAGTCATGCCAAGGCGGCGCCAAAAGACGCGGCGATAATACTGACCGATCTTGCCCATCTTGGACCAATGTTCGTTGGACCATGTGTGGCCGCCGTCGTCCGAAAAACGCAGCATGACCTCGGGGTCGCTGCCTTGGCCGTCATTCAAACCCGTGCCCGATTCGCATTCAAGTTGCAAACTGTGTTGCGCGGTGCGCTTCAGATTGTTTTGGCCGGTGGGCAGCGCACGCCAAGAGCGCAGCCATTTTTGAGGCTGGCCATTGTCAGCGTAGACGCCAAGGTCCAGCGTATAAATGTTGCCATTCTCAAAATCACCAACGATGATGTTGCCACCAAAGTTGCACTGGCAATTGCTGCGATGACGGGTAAACGCGCCGTTTACAAACCCAGCACGTTCGTGCCAGGCTTGAGTGGCCACATCGTAAACCCAAGTGGCGTTGGCCGACGGAAAAGTCAGCACGTAAAACGAGTGGCCTTCTTCTTGGTACGTGTAGGCAATCGCGTCTGAGATGTTGCCGTACTGAGCAATAGCGTACTCAATAGCGTGCGTGGACACCCGCGCAGCGTTGTAGCCTTGCGCCCGATAGACAATACCTTGCCCACGGGCGTCTGTACCCAGCCAGAACAGCGTATTGTCGAGTTTAGCGACGGTGAATGAGGCTACGCAGCCGATCTCGTTAAAAGCGCCTTGGATGGGCGTTAAAGGGAAGTTGGCCAGGCCAGCGTTGTACCAGACTTCAGTCGAGTCAGTTCCAAACACCCACAGCTGGCGGTGATCGGCATTGACGGCCACCACGCCGTCGGGCGAACCGTCGGCGCTGGAGAAGTCAAGCGCATTAAACACCAGCGGATAAATATAGTCGCCGTTCGATGGGTTGATCGTGTCAACACTCCAGATGCGTTGGCTGTCAGGCTCATTGAAAATAAACTGCGTGTCCAGATAGCTAACAGTCAAAGCGCCAGGGAAATTGGCGTCGGTGATCTGGTTAAATTCGTTTGTTGGTTCGTAATACGTGTAGCTAGGACCGTTACATGCAAAGAAGATTACGGCGCCGTTGTCCGCTATGGACACTGGGCCAGTGCCCGATACGTTGCCCAGTTTGACGGGCGTTCCGGTCAAGCTGGTTAGTTTGTAAACCTCAACGCCCGACACCACGTAGAAATCGCTGCCGTTGGTCTGGTGCGCCCATAACCCACGAATGGGGCCAGTGCCGATTGTTTGGAGAAAATTTAAACCTGGCGCGCGGTTTAGGAACGCCGGTTCCGTACCACCTTCGGGAATAATTTCAGGAAAAATGTTGACCATCCGGTTGTCTGCCGCATTGACAGACCGGGCGACATAGGCCGAACCGAGGATGGGCGACTTCATTAGTAGTTACCGGCGTAGACGTTGAAGCGCTGGCGAGTGGCCACAAGAGCGTAAGGCATCGACATCACGTCATCAGGGTTATTGATGCGTTTGAGATCGCGTTTGCTAGTCATAGCGATGCGCGTCACTTGTGGTGAAGGCTCGACACCAAACTCAGGGGCGATTTCCATTGCCAAGGCATACGTGAACGCACGCAAATAACCTGGCGGGTAAAACAAAACGGTGGACAAATCAGCCGGACGGTCCAATTCTTGAACCGACACAAAATGCCATTCCAAGTCCCGTGTAGGACGAGGGTAAATTGTCAGCGTGACATCGGGAAAACCCATGTTTACCCAGCAGACTTGCGGGTAAGTTGACGATACGGTTTTTACCGCAATGCCATCGTATTGTTGTTGGTTGATAAACTTGATGCCAAACGACACGTTTGTGCCGGGGTCACGAAAGTAAGTGGCGTCATCCAGCAAGATAGGGCGATTGCCAACAAAATCACCCGAAGGGCCGAGGTCGCGCGAAATAAGACCGGCAGGCCAAGTGTAGACTTGATCTTGCGTAACGAATGTAGACAGACGCTCAGTGTTCCAGCTGTCAATCATCTGGTTGAGCGCCATCAAGGAATCTTGGGAAACTGATGCAGACGGTGTTTCACCTTCGGCCAGCACGCCGAGCAGTCTAAGCGCTCGATTGATTTGTTCGCCAGCGGTGTACGTGGTCATGCTTAAACCTCTTCGGTAATGGCTTTTCGACGGCGTTTGACTTCCAGCACATTCACAGGAGCCGCTTCTTCTTCAGATGGCGTGTGTGGATTGTAGCGCAACCAGCCATGTTTTTCATCATGTTCTGCTTCAGCTTCAATCGACGCAATCTTGCGTCCGTGGACAGGGTGTTGGAGATAGATGTTCATACTGGAAAAGGGGGCCGAAGCCCCCGGTTTAGGTTTATGCAACCACGGCAAATTGCCATTTGGAACCGTCCGAGACGAACAGTTTACCAGTGCCAGTGGCATTGGTTGTTGTACCAATCGAACCAACTGGTGCGGTTGTAGTGGTAGTGTTAGCAGTAATAGCACTTGTCAAAAAATACAAGCCAGCCGTAGCATTTGCAATCGTTGCGCCAGTGGTCGCAGTCGATGTAAATGTGCCGGTAACTGTAGCATTTGTCGAAGTAGAACCAGTAATGACAGCGCCTGTAATCGTAGTGCCAGCAACAAGTTCTGGATCAGAATACGCAACGCCAACAGGTTTTGTGTTTGCCATGATTGTTTCCTTTAAAACAGGGGCCGAAGCCCCCGTTTAATTTAGGCAGTTTTGTACACAGAGTAAGCTGCGTCGCCAGTTTTACGGAATGTAAACTGAGCGCTAGCAGTAACGGCCACAACAACCAAAGCGTTGCCGCCGTCGGTAATGCCAGTGCCAAGAGCCAAAGCTGCGGTACCGGACGAAGTGCCGATGTTGATGACGTTCAGTGTAAACGTGCTACCAACTTTTGCGCTAGTCAATACTGCGTCAATAGCAGCGGCGGTAGGCAAAGTGTAAGTAGCAGCAGTACTGGCGCCAGGGTTAGCCACCAAGTATTCGCCCAGCACTTGA